CTATCTCGCGCGGACGCGGTAGCGGTTGAGGACGAACTGCTCGGCCAGGGTCCAGCCGGTGAACGCGCTGCGCAGTTCCGAGGAGTCGGTGTCCATGGTCATGCTCCAGTTGATTTGGCGGGCGTTGCCGGCTAGTCGAGCGGCTGCGGTGGTGATGACGGCGGCGATCTCGTCGTTGGGTTCGCCGGCGTCGGTGAAGCCGCGGCCGCGGGTGTAGGCCTTGGCCATGGCCAGGATGAGGGGCACCGCCGCGCCGGCCCCGCTGGTGGTTTGTCCAGCGTCCAGGAGGTCGGTGACGGCGGTGGTGATGTCCTCGACGGCGGTCATCAGGCTTCGGTGAGCAGGGTGACGGCCTTGGCTTGCAGCAGTGCGGTGTCCCAGCGGGAGACGACGCGGATGCCGATGCTGTCGTAGTCGCCCCACGTTTGGTCGAGGATCTTGACCTCGGCGTTGACGTCGCGGGCGACGACGACCTTGGAGAAGTCGACCAGGGCCACCCGGTTCTTGGTCGACACCGCGGGGATGTTGTCGGTGATGATCACCGGCAGGCCGAACAGGTGGAACGAGGTGCCGCCCTGAATCCCGGTGGGGTCGAACAGGTATTGGCGGAAGTCTTGATCGCTGGCGGTGCCGGGGTTGGCGATCTTGAGCTTGCGCAGGGTGGCGAAGCTGGTGGAGGTCATGACCCAGTGGGTGGGGTTGACCTTGTTGGCTTGAGCGGTGGCGATGCCGTCGATCAGGGAATCGGCGTCGGTGAGGTCCAGCGTGCCGGTGGCGATACCGGTCTGGCGCAGGATGCCCTTGATGGTGTTGGACGTGCCGGCGCCGTCCCACAGTGCGGCGTCGAGGGCGTTGCCGACGTCGGTGACCAGGCGGGTGCGTAGTACCGATTCCAGGCCGAGCACGGCGGTGCGGATCAGCTCGTTGGACAGCTTCACCAGGACCTTGAGGCCCTTCATGGTGGAGGGCAGCAGGGTCACCTCGTCGAACGCGACGTCGCCGTCGCTGATCTGGGAGCCTTCGGCGACGAATCCGGCGGTGACGCCGTTGACGATGCGCGGCACCCGGACAGGGCTCGAGCTGTCGAGGATGACGGGGCCGGCCGACAGGAATGTCGAGGCTTGCTCGAGCGGCTGGACGGGCAGGCTGGCGACCTGCGACTGAATCAGCGTTGAGTTTCCGCTGGTTACTTCAATTGTCATGATGGACAATCCTTTACGTGTGTCGGTGTGGTTGGTCGACACGTCGCCAGGACGTCAATCGGCAGGGCGCCAGGCCCGTTCATCCTTGAGTGTAGCGCGCTCAGGTCCGTTCTTTGAGCATGTCGAGCAGCGAGAACGATGACGACGCAGGTCCACGCTGGCCCTGGCCGATGTCGCCGGCCGGCCGGCGGCTGGCCAGGTGCGGCTTGGCGGTCAGTAGTTCGTCGATCGCGGCGGCCAGGGCGTCGGCGTCGTCGAGGTGGTCGGCGTTGAACGGCAGGTCGGTGGGGTCGGCCAATCGCCCTGTCGCTCGGACGAGTTCGGTGTGCAACCGGTTGGCGAGGGAGTCGGCCTCCCCCGCACGCTGCCGGTAGCGGCCGTTCTCCCGGCGCAGGTCCTCGACAACCTCACGCGGGAAAGTGTCGGGCTGCTCGTCGATACCCTGCGTTGAAAGCAGAGTATCTGAGCTGCTGTTTTGCTCCCCGGCCGCGGTTTGGTCGACCTCGGTGTCGTCGACCGTGGTTGTCTCGGTGGTGTTTTCGTCGGTCATGCTTGGTTCCTTTCCAGTTTGCGGGTGTATTCGGTTGATGGGATGTGTTCGGCGAGAACTAGTTTCGGTTGGCAGTTGCAGCCCTTGTGCGATTGGAAGGGGTGGGCTTTGGGCCAGATCCGGCCTTCGCGCCACCACCAGCGGCACAGTTGGCAGGGGTCGGCGTCCATCTGCCGGGTCCAGCCCTCGACGAGCGGTTGGGCGGCCATGACGTCGATGCTGAACTGTTGTGCGGTCTCCAGGGGTTCGGAGTGCGCGAGCCGCTCGAATCGCAGGCCGGCTGTCCGCACGGGATCAGGTTGCGCGGCCGAGCCAGGTTCGACCGGCGATTCTGTGGGCAGGACCTGAACAAGCTGCTTTTCACGGTTGACCGTGGCAAGGTCGTCGAGGATGGTGCGGGCGGCCAGGGTCAGGCGGTCGGTGTCGTCGCGCGGTGACAGGCCCACGGTGGGGGTGGGATTGCCGGTGGCGTGTTCGATCTGCGCGGAGATGAACGCGTCGGCCAGGGTGGAGGCGGCGGCGTTGGCCGTGGCGACCGCGGCCGCGATGAGCTGTTCAGCCTCCGTGGTGGCGATCTGGCCGGCTTGGAGCGCGGCCCAGATGGCGGCGACTTGAGTCACGGTTCCGGCGGCCAGGCTCTCGGTCTGGGCCTGGTATTGCTCGACGAGATCACTCACGCGGACCTCACCAGGTTGATGCCGGCCGTGTCGAGGGATTCGGCCCGGCGTGCGGTGCGAATCGCGGTGATCTCGTCATCGGAGTAACCGAGCTTGGCCAGCGCATACGAACTCGGCAGTAGGCCGGCCTGGTACAGCTTGACCACCGCGTCGGCCTCCTGGGCCACCGAGCGGGTGGCGGCGTCGGCCCATTGCACGCGCACGTCGTCGATCAGGGCGGGGTCACGGCCATCCCGGACGGCGATCATGAGGCGGGCGACTTGTTCCCATGCCCGGCCGAAAGTCTGCTGTCGGGCTTCGGCACGCGCGGTTAGTGACGCTTCGGCGGCGCGCAGGGCGTCGGCGGATGCGGGGTTGTCGGTGAACACCCCGACGTAGTGGGCGGGCAGTGTGGACACGGCCATGATCTGGCCGAGGATGACCCGCACCGACGCTTCATAGCCGGAGAGGTCGGCGGCGTCGAGCTGGCCGAACTTCGCGGCGTCCTGCTCAGCGATCATGGCCCGGTTGCCTTCGGGGATCGGGTTGACCTCGGTCATCACCGGCTGGTTGTCGTCGTCGAGGACCGGGTTGCCGTCGTCGTCGAGCACTGGTTCCTCGGTCAGCTCGATTCCGGTGGCCCACCGTCTTGGCCGGCCCACGTATTCGGAGGTGACCATCATGTCGGCCAGGCTCTTGTTCAGTGCGTCGACCAGGGGTTTGAGGTCGTCGATCTCGCTGCTTCCCCAGTCCCCGATGATGCGGTCGGTGTTGCGCAGGTTGACCACCGGGACCACGCCGAGCGGGTTGGTGATCTCGTCTATGGTGTCGAAGCCTTGAATGGCCCCGGTCTGGTTGGCCCGCAGCCGCAGAATCCGATCGGGCAGGTACAGGACGGCTTCGGTGGTGTTGGCCTCCCTGTCATCCCAGCGTTTGATGCCCGCGGTGATCTGGCGGGTTCCCGGATCGGTCAGGACCGCAACCTGATTAGCTGACTCGACGGTGACCTTGGGCCGGCCGAACTGGTCAGCCCACACCAGGGCGTAGGAGTCGCCGAGCAACAGTGCCTCGCGGTGGGCGACACCGCTGGTCTGGTCCAGGTCGTTGCGGATCCAATCGGCCCACAGTTCGGTGTCCCCGGTGAATCCGGTGATGCGCAGCCGCTCCGCCAAGGCGGTCACCGCCAGGCGGGGGATGTTCGAGGCCATGATGCCGAACCTGTTGCCCAGCGCGGTCTTTGCCTCGGGCGACAGGAACGCCAGGGGTTGGGTGCCGGTGTAGTAGCGGTCCAGGTCGGCATACCGTGCCAGCGGGGCGTTGAGGCGCTGGATCAGCAGGGTCAGTAGGTCAGTCATGATGCGAAACTCCTTGTCTTTCTGCGTTTCTTGTGGGTTGCGCGCCAGGTGGCGCGACTGTGGGCCATGACCAGGCAGGCGGCCAGGTCGATCTTGGGGGCGGTGCGGGATCGGGATTGCTTGGCCAGCCGAAGCCCGCGGGCGTCCTCGACGATCACTGCGGCACCGACGTGGGCGGTCAGCCGCGGATCCCCGGAGTGCGTCATGCGGCCGTTGACCGCGGCGCTGTAGAGGTCGGTGGTGGCCGCGGTCAGTCGTGCTGGGGAGTGCGGGAACTCGACGACGGGCAGCTTCTCGGCTTCCAGGGCTTGCAGGGTGCGGGTCCAGCGGAACGGGTCGGCGATGATCTCGACGACCTGCCAGCGCCGGCACGCCGCCCGGATGGTGTCCTCGACATCGGCGATGGGCACTCGGTAGTCCTCGTCCTTGCGGTGCGGGCGTTCCCACACACCGAGGACATCGAAATGTGGTTCGGGCGAGACGGTCCCGACGAGTAGGGCGGTGGTGTCATCGGAGAACGATCCGTCGAGGGCGATGACGACTTCGGCGCGGTCCGGGACGCCGGCACCCGTGTCCAGATCCGCCCAGACTTCGGAGGGCAGGAACTTCCCCTCGGTGTCGGCGGCGAGCTGACACAGCCGGGCACGCCGGAACGTCGACTCGCGGGTCTTGGGCGGCATCAGCGCATGCAGAGCGTCGCGATGCAAGAAGTCGTCGAGTGCCGGGTTGGCCAACTCCCAGCAATGCTGGCAGTCCACCGGGTGATCCTCGAAGCCGGCCGCGGAGAACTCCCGCCACACCAACGACGTGTCGTCGGGGTGCTCGGCGGCATACGCCCGCAGATCGAGAAGCACCTGATCCTCAAGGTTCGGGCCCGGCGTGCCGATGGCCACCAACGTCGAGCGTTCCCGCTTGCCCTGCGCCAGCGTCAGCACCTCATACGAATCCCTGTTGGCCACGCCGGCCTCGTCGAGGATCGCCAGGGTGTAGTCCAGCCCCTCAAGGCGTTTCGGTTCGGCTGGCAGGCAGTGAAACTGGGCGTCACGCGAGGGGATCACCAAACGCTCTTTGAACACCTGGCAGCGCGCTCCCAGGTGATCGTCGAGTTCGACCATGCGCCGGGCGATCCCGAACACGATGCCGGCCTGGCGCTCATCGACGGCGACCACACAGACCGTGGCACCCTCACCGCCGGTGAACAACTCGTACAGCCCCCACGCGGCCATCAGGCTCGACTTGCCCTGACCGCGGGGCAGCATCCACCCGGCCGTGCGCGGCTGCGGGTCGGTGTCGAGGACCGAGCCGACGAGATCGCGCTGCCAGGTCCGCAGCTTCAACGGCGACCGCGCGCCGGTGCCCTTGGGCACCTTGACGAACTTGCGGCAGAAACTCGCGAACCGAGCAGAGCCCACCGATCGCGGCCGCCACGGCAGCGGCGAAGGGTCGACGGACGCCTTGGGGCCGGCCTTCACACATACCCCCCAGGGGTGTGTAACGCCCCCTGCGCCTTGGCGTCGCGGCTGGTCAGGGGCTCGGATGGGGCCTCTCCCCTGGTCAGCAAGGCGCGTTCGGCGGCGGCGATGCGTTCGCGGCCGGCGCGGGTGGGTCGGCGGCGGTAGGTGGCGGTGAGGGCGGCCAGGACGCGGCGCACATCGGCGGCGGTGAACCCGGTGTTGCCGCGCAGGGAGTTGCACGACCGGCAGCGCACGGCGACGTTCTCGATGGCGTGGACCAGCTCGGGGGCGACGCTCTTGGGGATGATGTGGTCGGCGGTCAGGTCGCTGCTGGAGTCGCAGTCGTCGCACCAGGGCTGTTGGCGGCGTGCCTCTGCGGACAGGGCGCGCCAGCGTGGGTCGTGTGCGGCTTGGCCGTGGCTGCGGCGTGCGGTGCGGTTGTTCTTCAACCGGTGGTCGTGGCAGCGGGAGCCGGTGGCGGGGGTGCCGCAGACGACGCAGGGTTTGAGGGTCACGGGCGGCCCTGTCGTCGGTTGTCCCAGGTTGCGCGTTGCTGGTCGAGTTGGTTGAAGGCGTTCAGCAAATAGCCGGCGAGTTCGACGAGGCCGGCCGGTGTGAGGTTCAGCGCGAAGGGTCCGCGGTCGGTGGTGAGTTCGACGCGGAACCCTTCGTCGACGTAGCCCTCGGCATCAATCTGCTCGGACTGGCCGTAGCGGATGGCGATGCGGTCGGGGGTCAGGTCGATGCAGTCGGCGGGATCGAAGTCGGTCATGGGGGTCTCCTTTGTCCAGTAGCCCTCGGGTACGAAGATGACGCGGCGGCGGCTCATGACGCCACCTGTTGTTTGCTGCATGAGAGGTGGGTGCCGCCTTGGCCGCTGGTGATGCGGCCGTGGCAGACCGGGCATTCGGGGTAGCTGGTGAGGTCGATGCCGCGGATGGTGCGGTGGCGCTCCCGGCCGGGCTTGGGCGTGGCGGCGGGGATCTTCGTGGGCATTGCGGCGGGTGATGGTGCAGTGGCGCCACCAGTCGCGCCACTCTCGGGGGTGTGGCGCGACTGTGAATCTGGCTCAGTCGCGCCATCGCGTTTTACCTGGTCGGGCTCAGTCGCGCCAGTCGCGCCACGTTCTTGAGTGTGGGGGTGGCCCAACTGTGAAGTGGCGCCACTGGGAAGCTCCCATGTGGACACCCGCGGGAAGTTTGACGAGCGGTCGAGCACGCCAAGTTTCTGCTTTGCCCGCTGGAGCGTACGTTCGGTGATCTTCTCTTTGGCGGCGTCTGTCTTGATGACCTTGGAGGGTGTCGGTCCGTTAGCTGTGAGGTAGTCCTCCAGCCAGTGGGCGGCGGCGGTGCGCTCGTCGTCGTCATGGTCTGGCGTCCGGTTGATGATGTCGCCGACCGAGGTGTCGGACGCGCCGAGGTCGATGACGCGGGCAACCTCGGCGGGGCCGTCGTCGGTCGGGACCGAGGTGTTCTCCAGCCGGAAGGCGAAGGACTCCGCGCCGGGTGGCGCGTAGTTGCCTTTGTCTTGGCTGACGACTACGCGGCCCTCGTCTTCAGCAAAGAGGAACACCGAGCGGACGGCGTCGCGGAAGGCGTGGGAACCGCTCATCTTGTCTGAGGGGTTGCCTGCTCCTTTGCCGAAGTGGCGGACGAACATCACGACGGCGCTGGTGTCGGCAGCGAGTCGGGCCAGGGCGTCAACCGCGGCACGGACGTCGGCCTCCCGGTGGAGATCCCCGGTCATGGTCGAGGCGATTGGGTCGATGATCACCAGGGCTGCGCCGCTGGCCGTGATGGCGTCACGGAAGGTGTCGGCGTCCAGGGGCAGCAACGGAGTGACTTCGCCGCCGGTGACGGTTGAGCTGATGCCGAGCCTGCCGACCATGCCCATGTCTGCGCGGGCGGCGAGCAGGCGTGGCACGAGGACCGGACCCCAGGCGTCTTCACCCGACCAGATCAGTGTTGGTCGTGGGGTTCCATGGTGCTGGCCTGGCAGTGTTCCTCGGGATAGCTGGGCGGCCAGGTGCAGCGCGTAGGTGGTCTTGCCGGTGCCGCCGCGGCCGGCTAGTGCGGACACGGTTCCGACTGGTATGCGGTTCTCCCACAACCAGATTTGCCGCTCGGGGCGGATTGTGGAGGCCCACTCGATGTGGGCCTGACGGCCGGGGGGCCGCGTCTGAGACGCGACCCCCTCGGCGTGATTGTTGTCAGGCAACCTTGCTCTCCTGTCGTGCTTCGTGGAAGCCCTTGGTGTAGCCGGTTTTCCAGCCGTCGCGGTATCCGGTGCGGTAGCCGCTGCCGCGGATCAACCGAGGCGCCGGACAGGGTGGGGTGATGATCCAGTCGGCGTAGTACGCGCATGTGCAGTCGGTGCCGTACGCGCAACGGCCGCAGGGATTCTCCTCGGTCGTCGTCATCGGACGGCCTCGATCTCCTTGGCGACGGCTACCAGGTGCTCGGCGAGCTGCCGGGCCTCGGCCGCGGTGAGCTTGCAGGAATCGTCGAGCACGCCGTTGCCTCGGCTAGCGAGCTTGAAATGCAGGTACACGCACGGCCGCTGATTGAAGCCCTGGTAGGCGCATGGTCCGATAACCGACGGCCAGAACCGGTACGTGCCGGGCTCCTCGGCAGGGTTGACTTCCACATCTTCGAGCGACGGCTCGACGTAGTGGGAGCACCCCCAACAATTCTGGTCGTGGCGCGAGGTCGCGTTGGTGTGACCGTCCTCGTCGGTGCACCATGGGGCGCATTCGACCGCTCGGATTGTAGGGAATGGGGCCTCGCTCACCGTCGAGCCTCCGCGTCGAATGGGACGGAGAGCTGGTTGATGGCGTGGGTGACCTTCTGGCTCAGCTGGATCAGGCGGGTTCGGCGCGTAGGGTGATCGGGGCTGTCGCGGATCATGCGTTCGAGGTCGATGCGTACTTGCTCCAGGTCCTCGATGATGTTGGCCCGGAGTGCGGCGCCCGGATGCGGGGCGGCTGTGCACCGGCGGCTGTGCCGGCCGATCGCGTTGCAGCACCCGTAATACGTGCTGTCGACCGGATACGGGTTGGTGTCGTGTGTCATCGGTCCGACTCCTCGTTGTCGCCGAGGTCGTCGGCCAGGTACTCGATGCGGTCGGCGAGGTCCTGGAGTCCGTCGACAATCTCGGCGATCTCCCGGCGGTGATCGGGGTCGACGTATCGGTAGATGTCGGTCAGGTGCTCGATCGTGCTGTCGGCGGCGTCCTTGGCCTCGCCCAGGTTGTGGACGACGGTGGCAGCTGCCTCGTCGATGGTGTCGGGGTTGTCTGGCATGATGGGTGTTCCCTTCTGATTCCTGTTGGTGGGGTGAGCTGTTGAAGGCCCTGGGGTTGCAGCCCTGGGGCCTTCACTCGTTGTGGTGGCCATCAAGCAGCACCTCTGGGGTCGTCGGTACGCTGCATGGTGTTGGCGTCGAGGTAGTCCCGTACGTCGGACCACCGGTAAATCACCTTGCGTGGACCAACTTTCACGAATTTTGGTCCTATGCCGCGATATCTCATTTGCGCTAGGCCCGCCTCTGTGGTGTGTAGGTAGGCGGCGACTTCTTTCGAGGTTGCGGTGTCGTTCGTCATTGCTCTGGTTCACCTCCTCCTCTCGGGTGCTCGGGCGTTGTCCACACGGCATTGCGGCGTCGTCTCGTCGCGCTGCCTTTAGTTGTAACCGTACTGTCTAAAGATGGCAGTACGGTTACAGAAGATCACACACGCTCTCGCCTGTCAAGGATGGCGGTTGACTGCGATCTTTTGACAGTCCACTATGGGCGGCATGGTAGGTAAGGAATCGACCCGTGGTCCGACTGCGGACACCGTGGCGGCGAACCTCACGGCGGTACGTGAAGCGCACAACCTGAACTACACACAGGTATCGGACCGATTGGCGGCCGTCGGCTGGTCGATCAGCGCGGTCGGGATCCGCCGAATCGAGTCAGGAGAACGCCGCGTAGACGTCGATGATCTGGTGGCTTTAGCTGCCGCCCTTGATGTCTCACCCGCAACACTGTTAGTTCCAGGCAGCTCTCACGGGGATTGCATCGTCGAGGCAACGGGTCTCAACGAGTCAATCGAGGTCGAATTCCTGTGGGCTTGGGTAACTGCCTCGCAACCGCTACCCGATACCGTCTCAATGTTTGATTTCTGGGCATCGGCACTGCCGTTGTTCCTCAGAAAGCGATTCGTTGAAGAGATGGAGAAGCACAACAAGGTGTTGCCGCCGTCGGCACTACTTCGACTGCGTGAGACGGTGCGCGATGGCGACGATTGAGAAATACCAAACTGCTTCTGGCACAACGCTTTATCAGGTGCGTTACCGCCACGATCACCGAACGACCCGCAAGCGCGGGTTCAAGACCAAGCGGGATGCCGAGGCGTTCGCCAACACCGTCGAGGTCAAGAAACTTACCGGCGAGTTCATCCCCGAGACCGCCGGCCGGATCACCGTAGCTGAGCTGGCCCCGGCCTGGCTGGAACGCAAGAAGCAGATCACCGCGGCGTCGAACTATCGGATGCTGGAATCAGCTTGGCGGGTGCATGTTTCGCCAAAGTGGGGTCGCCGTCAGGTGTCGTCGGTGTCGATCATTGACATTGAGGCGTGGGTGGCGCAGATGGTCCGCGACGGCCGAGGGGTGACGACGGTGTTGCGGGCGCACGGCGTGCTGTCGGGGATCTTGCAGGACGCAGTGAAGGCCCGCCGGTTGGCCGCGAACCCGGCCCGCCGAATTGAGGGATTACCGAAGCGGGTCGCGCGCCGGCACATCTACCTGACTGCCAATGACGTGCACCGACTGGCTGTCGAATCCGGTACGCACGGGCCGCTGGTGTACGTGCTCGCGTTCTGCGGGCTGCGGTGGGGTGAGGCGATCGCGTTGCGGGTGCGAGATGTGGAGTTCCTGAAACGTCGTCTGGTGGTGCACGAGAACGCAGTCCAGCTCGGTGTCGATCACGCGGTCGGGCCGACGAAGGGCAAGCAGGCGCGGTCGGTGCCGGTCCCGTCGTTCGTCCTCGACGAATTGTCGCCGTTGTGCAAGGACAAGACGGCCGAGGATCTGGTGTTCCCCGGCCCGGACGGCAAGTATCTGCCGCGGCCGAAGTCGGCGCGCGGGTGGTTCTCCGAGGCGGTCAAGCGGGCCAAGGTGCAGGCGATCACTCCGCACGATCTTCGGCACACGTGCGCGTCGCTGGCGATCTCGGGCGGTGTCAACGTCCTGGCCTTGCAACGGATGTTGGGACACAAGAGCGCGAAGGTCACCTTGGACACCTACGCGGACCTCTTCGACACCGATCTAGACGCTGTTGCGGTCACCATGAACAACTACGGATTACCTGTAACTGCGTCCAAAGTGCGTCCACGGGGCACCGGTCAGCCCGTTCAGCAAACATGAAAATAGCCCCTCACCTGCATCGCAGGCTTCGGGGCTATGGCGGTGGCGGAGGGATTTGAACCCTCGGACGGGGGTTACCCGTCACACGCTTTCGAGGCGTGCTCCTTAGGCCGCTCGGACACGCCACCGCCGAAGAGCTTACGGGGCGCGGCCGGGCTAACCCAAATCGCGCTGACGGGCGAAAAACCCCTCCATCAGCGCGGCGCACTCGTGCGCCAGCACTCCCCCGCGCACTTCCGGCCGGTGCGTCAGCCGCCGGTCCCGCACCACGTCCCACAGTGA